CAAGGCAAACCCAAGCCCTGCTAATCCCGCACCGCCAGCGATACCCATGCCGATAGTATCTTTGATAGGCTTCGGAAGTTTATTGAATACGTCCATCAGGTCGCCAAGCTTATCAAGCACCTGTGTCAATATCGGCAGTAAAGCTTCACCGAGTTGCACCTTCGTCTGAAACCATTGATCGTTGAAGTTTTCAACTGCGTTTGCCGCCCCTCCCATGACTTTTGGTAGCTTCTCGAATCCTGTAACTATCGTCCTGATAAAATCATCCGCAGTCTGACCTGTTTCCTCAAGCTTCTTTTGCACAGCCTCAACATCAGCCGTCCCGAAGGCTTGCTTCATCACCTTGCGTATCTGCGGCAACTGCTCTTGTAACTGCCTTAAATCCTGTCCTAGCACCTTGCCCTTAGCTGACATCTGTGTTAACGCCAGTATGACAAGCTGTAATTGTGGCGCGCCCTTGCCGACTGTTACAAGTGCGTTCCCGAAAGCCTTTAGCGATCTTTCAGCAAGCTGGGCGTTCATGTCAATGGCACGAAGGTTGGTATATCCCTGCACCGCTTGAGCTAGACTCAAGCCCGGCAGTTTCGCCACCTCACGCAGACGCACCATTGCCTTCTCTGCATTCTTTGCACCGTCCTCAACTGCAGTCAGGCTCTTAAACATGCGCTCCTGTTCCATAGCGGACTTAACGATGCTTCGTGTCAATAAGCCCAACGCCGCAGACGCAGCACCCAAAGCGATAGTCAAGCCCGTATAACTGGATGCAGTCTTTTTCGTGCTGTCAGCGACTTCGACATTAGCACCCGCCTGTTCATGGAGTGCTTTGGTAGTCTTTTCTATATCAGCCTTTAGCTGTGCTATGGCTTGCTGACTGAGATTTTTCCCTTTTATTGTCAATGCAACTTCTGGCATTTCAATTATCCTTAAAATATGGGTCTGCCCGCTATCTGCTTCATAAGTGCCTCAAACCGCTTTCGCTCCATCTCTAATCTCGCTTTTTCTTCTTCTATCTCTGCTTTTTCGCCGATGCTGTAAACCTGATTATCTATAAAAAGCTTGAAATGGCTATTCTGTATCTTCGGGAACAGTATCTGACTCGGTGTCTGATGGTATGCCTTCGCTATCTGATGTATCCTCAGTAGTTCCCTCTGTGCCTTCTTTATATGTTTTGAGAAATGACTCCGCCGCTTTGGCGATTTCCTCCGGCTTGGTAAGTTCCTGTATGGCTTTATAAAGATGCGTTACGTCATCCTTAACATCTTCAGGCGTGGAAACACTTGTCAGCTTCCCGATCTCTATCAGTCGGATGATGGATAGTTCCTTATTCTCCGGGTCGCATTCCGACTGTGGCTTATTGACAAGCTTGGCTGAAATAACGCCAGCGCAGATAATATCCAGAACCTTCCCTTTCAGGATAGGCTCATTGGCAAGTTCAATCTTTTCCTCATCAGTCATATTATCAGTAATTGCATCAATAGATTTCTGATCGGTAGCGCCTTTCTCGATAAGAAGACTCATAAATGGCGTTCCGAATATTCCTAAGAACATACCCGGATTGATAGCCTGTATCTCAAATGTCATTCCCGAAGGCGTAACCGTATATCCCCTCTCATAGCCCGACAATAATTCATCATAGCCCGTTAGACCCTCGACTTTGGGCTTCGTGGGTCTTGCAGTCTTGACATTGCCTGCATATTTTTTTCCTTTTTTGGTAGCATTTTGGGAGGCTCTATCTTTTGCGTTCATTTTTTCTCTCCTTAATCAGTAGGAAAGCGGATCGGCTCTGATTAACGCCTGAATATAAGGCAACCGACCCGCTGACATTTTAGGAACTTGATAGACATTTGATCGTAACGGTCTGTTCATCTGGTGATGTAGCACCAACCGATCTTAGCGGAGTAAGCGATATTTCTTGCAATAGGTTTGCAAAATTATCTACGGGTTTCTTTGGGAAGTTATTGATCTGGCATCTAGGAAGGCTCCAAGTTATGCTGTATTCTGCCCCCGCAAAAGGCTTATAATAAGCATAAATATAGACATCCTCCACTTTGGCACCAGACTCAAAAACAACATCCCAGTCGTTTTGTGTCTCATTATAATCCACGCCAAAAGTAAGGATTTCCGCGCGGCGTTTTCCGCGCACCGGCTGAGGCATGGTTCTTTCATTTCTATATTTTGCCGCAGGGTATTCTAAACCATTGTCAAAACTGTTGCTCAATGAGGCAACTGTCCATGTAGTCTCACCAATGGCTAAAGCCAATGCCCAACCCGCTGCAACGCCTTGCTCAACACGATCATACGCTGACACATCTGTTGGGGTTTCTGATGCTTCGACATCATTTCCAGATGACTTCACGACATGCCCTTCATAAACACGTTTTTGAATAGTCGTAATGTCTAAGGCAAGTATGTCCGCTAGGGTAAATGTTCCTGTATTAATCAATACTCCAATCGCCGTTGTCGGGATACCGCCCTTAACAGACTCAATAGTCATGCCCGGCAAGACTGCATCCTTGATCTCTATCAAATGCGTATAGAGGTTATTACTTGCCTCGATAAGAAGTGTTTCCGAATCTGGAGGTGTTGATGTGAAATCTATACTTGTAACGGTCTTGAAATAATATGCACTCGTCTTTGGACCAGCCTCACCCGTAAATGTTAAAATATCTATAATAGTAAAATCATTCTGATCTGTCCCTGTTATCGTTACGGTCTGCGTTACTGCACCTGAAAAAGTAAATTTCAGGACTGCTGGGGCTTGACTTGGAGTCAAATCACCGGGCTGAGTATCAAGGTTGTCCGGGTCTTCCCACGCCTTGCCTGCACCTGAACCATTACCAAAAGCCTCATCCCATGTTGGGGCTGTTATATCTGAATAAGATTCAAGTCCAGCTTCAATAAGTAATATCTCATCATCATCTGGCACGGCTGTAAATTGTATCCCGAAAACAGTCTTAAATGCCTTTGTAGTTGTTTGCGTAACTGCACCTAGAGCCGTGAATGTTAATGTTTCAGATATAGGCATATCATTATTGTCCGTTCCCATTATCTGCACAACTTGATCCACTGCTTCACTGAACGTCAATTTAAGCAATGCCGGTACTTGGCTTGGTGATAAATCACCGGGCTGTGTATCAAGTTCATCCGGATCAGTCCAAGCCCTACCTGCACCGAAACCATCACCAAATACTTCGTCCCATGACGGCTCTACGAATTCATCAGACTGATCATCCATATACATTTGCCTGAACCATATCGGCATATTATCAGCATGTAATTCAAGCTTCATTCCGCCATTAGACGTGATAAAATTCGGCACGCCTTCAATAGGTGAAGCATGCCCAGTAAATCGGGGTGGATCAATGGGTGGCGAATCATTATCCAAATCCACCGATTCAAATTCGTAGATAATACCATTGAATTCATCATTATCAATCGGGGTTTCCCAATCGCTCTGATCCCCTACAATCAAATAGCTCTCATAAGGTCTTGCCATTTTATATGCTCCCTTCGTTTTAATCTTCTATTCTGCTGTTTCCGTTTACGCTTCTTTGGGTTCTTTTTCTTTTTATCTTTTCCTGCCATATATTTATAAGTCCTCTGTCCTGCTTACTTCATACCAACTCGTTCCATCATAAACGAAATCAACAGTAGCGGATTTGCTCGCTGTACCTGTGCTACATATTTACTCCTCCGTTGCTGCTGGTATCGCATCAATCAATGCCTGTTTCTGCGCTATCAAAGCATCGAGTTCCGCCTGTTTCGATGCTAGTTCCTCTTGAGCCACCGCTATCTGTCGGTTAAGTTCAACCGTTGTGATCTGCGTTCTACTTTCCACCAACCAACACATTCAATTCAGTTGTTGGTATCAACTCTTTGACTTGAGAATCAGATATAGGCAACATCTTCTGAGCCATTACTTCCGCCCTTGTAGTCACGCCTTCTGTTTCTTTTAGCCAAGCCTCCGCAATAGAGATGATGCTTGTTTTTGATGCTATTGGTAATTCTTTTGGGGTAACGAATATAGAATTGCTGACTCTAGCACCGCCAGAGCCTTCGCAGTCTATCACGACAGTATATCCTGTTATTACCCCATCAACTTTACGTTCCATAACGTCACTAACTTTGAATGTAGCCATTATATCCTCCTTACGAAAAAGTGTAATACTTATCTATCTGCTTAATTGTTGCAAGAAAAGGTATCTCATCCTTATATTTCTCAATTTGCTCTATCAATATTACTGACCCTGTGAAAACTACAAATCGCATAGCGTCTAATTCTATATGTAGCGTAAGGCACTTAGGATTGTTATTCTTACTATATTTACTCTCCGCTAATCTATATCCAATAATCAAAATCTCTCTATTGATTATCTCTGACATACTTAACTTATTGCCATCTAATATAGCTGATTCCTTTGCAAAATCACCGAATTTTTTATACTCCAACACATAACCCCCTTAACTTATCCATTTCAAGCTTTAGTTGTAAGTTATGAGTATTTGCCCATCGAAGCCATCCCTGCGTTGAAGCTAAAGATGATCTCAATTGGTCTCTAGTTAGTTTACCCTCCTCTAAAGCACGTGGCATATTTCTTAAACGCTTAATTACTCTCTTAGTAGTGCTTTTGCGCAAGAGGATATAATTCCTGAAATGCCTATATCCTAAAAAATCAAGCCCTTGTGATACTGGAAATATAGAACACTTTTTAAGTCTTAATTTTAGTTTCGTTTCTGCAAAGTCATTGATTACGAAAGCCAATTTGTTAAGCAATTCCTTTGAATTATGAAATATAACAAAATCATCACAATATCTAATATAGCATTTAACTTTATGTTCATGTTTCAAATATTGGTCTAATTCATTCATATAAAGATTCCCGAACCACTGACTTGTATAATTACCAATAGGAACGTTCTTATCGCCATCGATACTGTGTATGATGTTCTGTAATAAATTTAAAGTATCTTCGCACTTGATTTTCTTTTTTATTATCGCAAGCAAAATTTCGTGGTCAATAGAGGGGTAGAATTTAGCGACATCACACTGCATACAATAATTATTCTGACGGATAAAATCCATCGCTCTTCTGCTTCCAGCATGTATGCCCTTGCCGGCACGACAAGCATAAGAATCATAGATAAACAAGCTCTCCCATATCGGTTCAATAACGTTCATAATAGCATGCTGGACAATCCTATCGGGCGCAAATGGTAGTATGTGTATCTCCCTCTCTTTAGGTTCATGTATTAGCTTCGTTTTGTATGGAGATGTTGTAAATACTTTATCTACCATGCTGTCTCTGATCCTTAAGAGATTGCTATCAATATTTTCATTAAACTCAATGACTGCCCTTTGCCAGCGCTTACCTCTTCGAGCATTATAATAAGCGTGATACAGATTACCTATATCCGTTATCTTCTCAAATAGATTGCCGTGTCTTTTCATAAATAATAGCCTGACTGACTTTCGCGTATCGCTACTAGCCAATCAGGCACTCCGTTTTGTATTTTGCCTGTTAAGCAAGGTTAATAAGTCCAGCCGGGAGTTACTCAAATGTAATCCTGTATCAGAAGCGAACTGACTGCCGATATTCGTATTCGTATTCCAGCGATAGTTATTCGCATTACGGGACCGAGAACCTGAATTCGTCCCATTATTCCAATTCGCGCCAGCAAGCAACAATGACTTATCAACCTCAAAATCGCCGTGTTGCGATCTTGCTTTTAACGATTCAGCGGCTCAGAAGCGAACCGACCGCCGATACTCGTACTCGTAAACCAGCGATAGTTAGTCGCATTACGGGACCGAGAACCCGAATTCGTCCCAAGAGCCCAACTCGCGCCAGCAAGCACCTTTACGTCTCCGTATGTCCCTTGCCTATAGAGCGAGCCCTTCCCGCCCGATAAATTGTAATATGTAAATGCAAGTTCAGGCGAAACGCTACTTGATTCCACTGTTTCGT